AGGTATATTAGGTGATCAAACTAATACTACAATAACTACACCAGGCTCAAAAGGTGGAAATGAAACTATTTACGATACCGGTAAAAGCCTTAAAGGTTTAACGTCGGACCAATTAGCTTGGCGTGAAAACGAAATTAAGAACCTAGGGGGCATTGATGCATATCATAAAAAATATGGTGATCCTGGAAAAGGCGAGGCACGTCAAATAGAAACCCCAGGTACCTCTGGATCGTCTGAGACTACTTCTGATTTTGAAATGGATCAAGAAAATGTTAAAGGTATGGAAAATCTTGACTTGCGCGCAGATATACGCCAAGAAAAAATATTAAATAGATTAGACAGACAGGCTGAGCGTAGAGAAGACCGTTTTGACAGAAAATATAATTCAGACGGAACCAAGCGAACTGGAGCGGACAGAAGAGAAATGCAAAAAAAGCAAAGAGCTGATAAAGCAAAAAGCAATATACAGAGACAGAAAAATGTTCAAAATCTTATTGCTGATCGTAGAGCTTTAAGAGACTTGCAAAGAGATCAAGGTAGTTTTGGTGCTGGAAAGTACGGCGTTGGAGAAGTTGTGGAAACTAAAGACGGTGTTATTAATAGAGTTGGAAACTCGGCAGCCAAACTAAAGAAAAACTATTTTAATAAATAAGTTATGTCAGGATATGTACAACCAGAAGTAAGTTCTGTGGTAAAAAAGCTCCGTAAGACAACGAAAGGAAAAGGTAGACATTTCTTAACGGCAAAAGAAGGCGCTGGCATGACTGAAGCTGGAAGAAAAGCATATAATAAACAAACCGGAGGTAATCTTAAAGCACCTCAACCAGGTGGTGGTAAAAGACGTACATCATATTGTGCAAGATCAAAAGGTCAAATGGAGCAGCATGGAATAAACTGCTCACAAACTCCAGAGAAAAGAATCTGCGCTGCAAGACGTAGGTGGAAATGCTAATATTATGAAATCACAAGGTCTAGGCGATACAGTTGAAAAAATTACTAAAGCTACAGGTATTAAAGCCGTAGTTGACAAAGTATCTGAGGGTTTAAACATTCCCTGTGGGTGTCAGCATCGTAAAGAAAAGTTAAACAAAATGTTTCCTTATAAAAAATAAAACAATGGGATATAACAAACCAATTACAGCAAGAATTCAACATTCCACAAATAAGGGAATGAAAGTACAAGATCCTTTACTAGATTTAGGATCTGTAAATAAGAAAACAGAATTAAATTACGGCGCAGATACAGGCTTAATATCCGGCGCAGCCGACTTAGGAGCAGCTAGTCAGCCAGTAGATATAGCTAAGGAAGTTGGTAAGGGCATGGATGAAGTTAAACCAGCGTCAAAGCCTAAAAAAGAAAAAGAGGCTCCAGAAGTTCCAGGGAAAAAACTTGGACCAAAAGGGGTTGGTAAAAATTACAAAAAAGGTTATTACGGAAAATAATGAAAAAAATATGGGAATGGCTTGGCGGTGGAGTTATTAAAGAAGTCGGCGATGTCATTGATAAATTAACTACAACTAAAGAAGAAAAATTAGAAGCTCAGCGATTAATAACTGAGATACTAGAAAAAGCAGATAAAGAAGCGCAAGAACAAGTAACAGCAAGATGGCAAGCAGATATGCAATCAGATTCTTTTTTATCAAAGAATATACGACCGCTAGTGCTTATATATTTAACTGTTATATTTACAGTGCTGTGCTTTTTTGATGGCAATATTGGCGAATTTAAAATAGCTGAAGAGTATATACCAATTTTTCAATCTTTATTAATAACAGTCTACGGAGCGTATTTTGTTGGTCGTACCTGGGAAAAAGCAAAAAAATCCAACAATAACAATTAAATTAAATCAAATGGCAAAAACAGAAAAGTTAACAGCAGAAGAACTAGAAGTTCTAATAAACATTATTAAACAATTAAATAGTGTTCAATCACAGATCGGTGGATTAGAACTACAAAAGCATGATTTGCTACATACATTTGCACAAGTAAAAACAAAGCTTGACGAGCAGCAAAAAGAGTTGCAGGAAAAGTATGGTGACAAAGTGATTGATATTAATACCGGCGAATTACGTGAACCTGCTAAGGAAGATTAGTATTGGGAAAGACTATAAAAATGATGCCATGCACTATTCTGTTGGTCAGGAAGTGTATGGCGGTCATACTATAGTTAATATTATAGAAGAAGAAGAAAAGTACTCTATCTATATTCAAAAAGATAAAGACGTTATACCTTGGAAAGATTTTAATAAAAATATGGCAATAGCCATTGAATATAATATCGATTACTAATGAAAGGCGTTTTTGATTTTGTTATTATGCCGAAAGAGGATAGATATAACAATACAAAAGCGGTTGGTGATAAAGAGTTAATATTAAACACAGAGTTACAAAACCATAATTTTGTTTCAAGAATAGGTGTTGTTATAGCTACGCCAAATCCAAATCCAACCGGCATATGCGAAGGCGATGAAGTTATATTACACCACAATGTATTTCGTAGATTTAGGGATATTAGAGGTGAAGAAAAAAATAGCAGAAGCTATTATAAAAATAATATGTATTTTGTTTCACCAGATCAAATATTTGCGTATAAACGAACAATAAAGTGGATTCCACTTAATGGATTTAACTTTGTTAAGCCAATCAAAGAAGACAAAATGTTTTCTATAAACTTTGAAAAACCTTTGGTTGGTATACTTAAATATAAAGATCCAAGCTTAAAAGAAGTTACAGAAGGTGATCTAGTTGGTTTTAAGCCGGGTGCTGAGTATGAGTTTTTAATTGATAAAGAAAAATTATATCGTGTTCCAACAAATCTAATTACAATTAAATATGAATATCAAGGAAACGAAGAAGAATATAATCCAAGCTGGGCAGCGAGCAGTTGAGGAATTAATAAAAGTAGCTAAAGAGCCTATTATTGATTCTGATGATGACATTTCAGCTGATCGTTTAAAAAATGCGGCAGCCACAAAAAAATTAGCTATATTTGATGCGTTTGAAATATTGACACGCATTCAGCACGAGGAGGCTATACTTGAAAATAAACCTGTAACTGAGGAAGTAAAAACTTTTTCAGGATTTGCAGAAAGAAGATCTAAATAATGTACGAGCAAAATTTATATAGAGTAGAGACTCCTATAAAAGCTAATACAATAGCTAGATTAAATAAATCAAAAAAGTGGAAGTACGGTTATAACAAAGAGCATGATATTATTGTTATAAGTAAAACCGGTCAAATAGGTGATATATATCAAATACAAAATTTAAAAATAGCATTGCCTAAAACTCCCACTAAAATAGATAAATCAAATAACAAATGGGTTGTTGAGGAGTTGCCAAAGGAATTAAAACGCATACAAAGTGTTTTTGATTGGCGGGATTACTCCGATGACTTCAAAGAAAAATGGGAATCATATATAGATGAACAGTTCAGACGCCGCGAAGAAGGCCATTGGTTCAATAATAAAGGCGTGGGCACTTACATTACTGGCACTCACTTTATGTACTTGCAATGGTCTAAAATTGACGTTGGGTACCCAGAATTTAGGGAAGCAAACAGATTATTCTTCATCTTTTGGGAAGCTTGCAAAGCAGACCAAAGATGCTACGGTATGTGTTACCTCAAGAATAGACGTTCAGGATTTTCGTTCATGGCAAGTGGCGAGACCGTTAACATGGCTACAATATCAAGTGATGCACGATTCGGAATATTATCAAAATCAGGTGCTGACGCTAAAAAAATGTTTACCGACAAGGTAGTACCAATATCTGTAAACTATCCGTTTTTCTTTAAACCAATACAAGATGGTATGGATCGGCCAAAAACAGAATTGGCATATAGAATACCAGCTTCAAGGCTTACAAGAAAGTCTATTCAAAATAAACAAGATCAAGAGCTGTTAGAGGGATTAGATACAACTATTGACTGGAAAAACACAGGCGACAACAGTTACGATGGTGAAAAACTAAAACTGTTAGTGCACGACGAAAGTGGTAAATGGGAAAAGCCAGATAATATATTGAACAACTGGCGTGTAACGAAAACTACATTAAGATTAGGTAGTAGAGTTATTGGGAAGTGTATGATGGGTTCAACATCTAATGCCTTAGATAAAGGTGGTGAAAACTTTAAAAAGCTTTATAATGATTCAGACGTTACAAAAAGAAACCGTAATGGGCAAACTAAGTCAGGATTATATTCTTTGTTCGTACCTATGGAATGGAACTACGAAGGATTCATTGATTCTTATGGGATGCCTGCATTCGAAACCCCATCAGAAGATTGCGTTGGCCCATACGGAGATGCTATCGAGGTCGGGGTTATTGAACACTGGGATAATGAAGTAGAAGGATTAAAAGGCGACCAGGACGCTTTAAATGAGTTTTACAGGCAGTTTCCGCGAACAGAAGAACACGCTTTCCGTGATGAAACAAAAAACAGTATATTTAATTTAGTAAAAATATACGAACAAATAGATTATAACGAAGATTTAAAAAGTACTGGCATAATCACAACTGGTAGTTTTAATTGGGAGCACGGTGTTAAAGATAGTAAAGTTATGTTTTCGCCAAACCCAAATGGTAGATTTAAAGTTTCTTGGGTTCCTAAAGTTGCTTTGCAAAATAAACAGGTGATTAAAAATGGCATAAGGTATCCAGGTAATGAGCATATTGGTGCCTTTGGGTGTGATAGCTACGATATATCTGGAACTACAGACGGCAGAGGTTCTAAGGGTTCTCTGCATGGGCTTACAACGTTTAGCATGGAAGATGCTCCACCTAACTCGTTTTTTTTAGAATACATTGCGAGACCGCAAACAGCGGAGATGTTTTTTGAAGACGTTCTTATGGCGTTAGTATTTTATGGTATGCCAATACTTGCAGAAAATAACAAGCCAAGATTGTTATATTATTTAAAACGCAGGGGATATAGAGGTTACTCTATGAATAGACCTGATAAAATATACAATAAGCTGTCTGTAGCTGAAAAAGAAATTGGCGGGATACCAAACTCGTCAGAAGACATAAAGCAAGCTCACGCAGCTGCTATTGAAACTTATATTCAAAATCATGTTGGTGTAAAAGCTGACGGCCAATACGGATCAATGTATTTTAACAATACACTGAATGATTGGGCTAAATTTGATATAAACAAAAGAACAAAATTTGATGCGGCTATTAGCTCTGGGTTGGCGATAATGGCTTGTAATAGGCATTTATACAGACCAAACCCAAATGCACAAAAACCAAAGTTAAATTTAAATATTGCAAAATATAAAAACGCCGGTTCAATATCGGAAATAATAAAATAAAGTATGGCTGAGTCAGTTATAAATAGTTTTTTTCCAAGCCAAGTTGCTAGTGATGCTGAAAAGCTTTCGCCTGAATACGGCTTAAGAGTTGGTAGAGCGATTCAAAACGAATGGTTCAAATCAGATTCTGGTACTAATAGATATAGAAGTAATCAAAATACATTTCATCAATTAAGACTATACGCTAGAGGAGAACAATCAATACAAAAATATAAAGACGAATTATCTATTAACGGTGATTTATCTTATTTAAATATAGATTGGAAACCTGTGCCTATTATACCAAAGTTTGTCGACATAGTTGTCAATGGTATATCTGAAAGAGCATTTGATATAAAAGCATATTCGCAAGATCCATACGGTGTTTCAAAACGTACAGATTATTTAAATAGTATAATTAGAGATTTACAAACTAAAGAAATAAATGATTTTGCAAAAGAAAACTTTGGCGTTAACTTATATGAAAACCCTCCGGAAATGCTACCGGATTCGCAAGAAGAATTAGACGTACATATGCAGCTTAATTATAAGCAAGCTGTTGAGATTGCAGAGGAGCAAGCTATAAACGTTTTGTTAGAGGGCAATAATTATGATTTAACTAAAAAGCGTGTTATATACGATTTAACCACAATAGGTATTGGCGCTGTTAAAAATAGATTTAGTAAATCTGAGGGAGTCGTTATTGACTATGTTGACCCTGCTAATTTAGTTTGGTCATATACTGATTCACCATATTTTGATGATATATATTATTGTGGTGAAGTTAGAAATGTACCAATTAATGAAATTAAAAAACAATTCCCAGATTTAACCGATGAAGCTTTAAAAAGAATATCAGAACAAGGTTATCAGAACAATGGATTTTACGATAGAACGCTATCAAACTACAACGAAACCGATTCAAACACAGTTCAAGTGTTGTATTTTAATTATAAAACATACATGAATGAGGTTTACAAAATTAAAGAAAGCGCAACTGGCGCTTCTAAGGTTTTGTTACGGGACGACACGTTTGACCCGCCTGTTGAAGTATTAGAACAACAGTTTGGCAAATTATCTAGGTCTATTGAGGTATTATACGAAGGTGTATTAGTATTAGGCACTGATTATTTATTGCAATGGGAACTAGCAAAAAATATGATGCGCCCTAAAAGCGATAGCTCTAAAGTACTTTTAAATTATAGTATTAACGCACCTAGAATGTATAAAGGTAAGATTGAATCTTTAGTGAGCCGTATTACTGGTTTTGCTGATATGATTCAATTAACGCATTTAAAGTTACAGCAAATAATGTCTCGTATCGTGCCAGACGGCGTTTATCTTGATGCCGACGGGTTAGCTGAAATAGATTTGGGTAATGGAACAAATTACAATCCGCAGGAAGCATTAAATATGTTTTTCCAAACAGGTTCCGTAATTGGTAGATCGTTTACGCAAGACGGCGACATGAATCCAGGTAAAATACCTATTCAGGAAATTACAAGTGGTAGCGGCGGTAATAAGCTGGGTGCTTTAATAAATACCTACAACTATTATTTGCAAATGATCCGCGACGTAACCGGGTTAAATGAGGCGAGAGACGGCAGTATGCCTGATAGTAAAGCTTTAGTGGGTATACAAAAAATAGCAGCGGCTAACAGTAACACAGCAACAAGACATATAATGCAGGCTGGGTTATATATAACAGCTCATTTAGCTGAATGCTTATCATTAAGAGTATCCGATATAATAGAATATTCTCCAGCTAGAGAAGCGTTCATACAAAAAATAGGAGCTCACAATGTAGCTACCCTATCGGAAATGAGTAATTTGCATTTATACGATTTTGGCATATTCTTAACACTTATGCCAGATGAAGAAGAAAAACAAATGCTCGAGAATAATATACAAACCGCGTTATCGGCAGGGCTGATTGATTTAGATGATGCAATTGATATTAGAGAAGTGCAAAATTTAAAACTAGCAAATCAGCTTCTTAAAATAAAACGTAAGAAAAAGCAAGAGCGTGACCAAGCGATGCAACAACAGAATATACAAGCGCAGGCACAAGCAAACGCCCAAGCACAACAAGTTGCCGCGCAAGCCGAGATTCAAAAGAATCAAGCTTTAACCGCTCAGAAAGCAGAGCTAGAACAACTTAAAGGTCAATTAGAGATACAAAAACTACAAGCTGAGGTAGCAGCCAAAAAAGAATTAATGGCGCAAGAGTTTGAGTATAACCTACAGTTAAAAGGTATGGAGACCGATATATTAAAGCAGAGAGAATCTCAAAAAGAAGATCGAAAAGACGGCCGTTCAAAAATGGAAGCTTCTCAACAAAGTGAATTAATTGAGCAAAGAAAAAACAATACACCACCAAAAAACTTCGAATCCAGCGGAAACGATATAATTGGCGGAGGGTTTGACTTAGGAACCTTCGAACCTAAGTAATAATAGTAATGTATAATTATATAATATTTTATCATGTCAGAAAACCAAGAAGAAGTTCTTGAGGTACAAGAAGATACCCAAGATCAGGCAACAGCTAGAAAAGAAGTTGTTGAGGAAAAACCCACAGGTCCTGTAACACAGGATGAAGAAGGTACAATAAAAGTTAACTTATCAGATTTAAATAAATCACAAGAAGACGCTGTTCAAGAGCAAAGCTCAGATGACAGCGAAGAAGTAAGTACACTTGAAGAAGTAAGTGCACTTGAAGAAGTAAGAGAAGAAGACGAACCTACGCCTACAGTTAAAGAAGCGAAAGAAATTGTTGAAGAAGCTGTAGCTGAATCAAAAAAGACAGGCGTCGAGTTGCCAGAAAATATTCAAAAAGTTGTAGACTTTATGAATGAAACAGGAGGTAGCCTTGATGATTACGTAAAATTAAATACTGATTATTCTAAATTAAATCAAGAGCAATTAATTCGTGAATTTTATGAAACGACAAAGCCTCATTTAGATAAAGAAGATATTGACATCCTTATGGAAGACTTTTCATATGACGAAGATCTAGATGAGCCCAAGGATATTAGAAAAGCTAAAATAGCCTTTAAAGAAGAAGCCGCTAAAGCTAAAAAGCATCTTGAAGGTTTAAAATCTAAGTATTACGAAAATATTAAAGCTGTATCTAATTTAACACAGGATCAGCAAAAAGCAGTTGAATTTTTCAATCGCTATAATAAAGAAAACGAGGAAGCTACTCAAATGGTAGAATCGCAAAAGAAAATATTTTTAACTGAAACCGAAAACGTTTTTAATGAGGATTTCAAAGGTTTTGATTATTCTGTTGGAGACAAGAAGTATAGGTTTAAAATTAAAAATACTAATGACATAAAGACAACCCAAAGCGACATTAATAATTTCGTCAAAAAGTTTTTGAACGATAAAAATCAAATGTCAGATGCCAAGGGTTATCATAAGTCGCTATTTACAGCTATGAATGCTGATGCAATCGCAAACCACTTTTACGAGCAAGGCAAAGCCGATGCGGTGAAAGATAGTATGGCTCGAACCAAAAATGTTGATATGGACCCGAGACGGGGACACGAAAAAGTAACAACGCAAAATGGTTGGACGATACGCGCAGTTGAAAGCGATGCGGTAAGCACGAGTAGTTTTAGAGTTAAAAAACGAAAATAATTAACCATTAAAAATTAATAAAATGGCTGGATCTTTTACTGGGAGCCCAACGGCTCTCGCACATTTAACCCCACGACCTATTAAGGGATTGTTTGGAGACAACTACCTTTCTGTCGCGGACTTAGACTTCACGCAACAATTTTTGCCTGAGGTATATGAGAAAGAAGTAGAACGATATGGAAATCGTACTATTTCTGGATTTTTACGTATGGTAGGCGCTGAAATGCCTATGGCTTCTGACGTAATTACTTGGTCAGAGCAAGGACGTTTACATATTGCTTATGATGATGTTGCTGTAGCTGACGCTGCAACTTTGACATTCCCTGCAAATCACTTGATCGGAAAAGGAATGACACTTGTTGTATCTAAAGGCTTCACAACTCAAAAAGCATATGTACAAGACGTAGTCGGACAAGCTGTAACCGTAGATACTTATGGCGACGCATCAGGATTAACTATTGTTGGTAGTGGCGTTAAGGTATTTGTTTACGGTTCTGAGTACGCTAAAGGAACTGAAAAAGCTGGTAATTCAATTGATGCTTCTTTCACAACTTTCAACAACAAACCAATTATTCTTAGAGATAAGTATAATGTAAATGGTTCTGATGTTGCTCAAATTGGTTGGGTAGAAGTAACTACTGAGGCTGGAACTTCTGGTTACCTTTGGTACTTAAAGTCTGAGCACGAAGCACGTATTCGTTTCGAGGATCAACTTGAAATGGCTATGGTTGAAGCAGAAAAATCAACAGATGGTACAGGTAATATACGTAATATTACTGCTGCTGCTGGATTTGGCGGTGGTACAAACGTAACTGGATCTGAAGGTCTATTTGCTGCTCTTGAAGATAGAGGATTAGTTTATACTGATGCTGACTTTGGAGCTGCTTCGGGCGCAGGTCTTGCTGACTTTGACACTATTTTGGCTGAGCTAGATAAGCAAGGATCAATTGAAGAAAACATGCTTTTCTTAGATCGTGGTACTTCGCTAGCGATTGACAATATGTTGGCTGCTCAAAATTCTTATGGAGCTGGTGGTACATCTTACGGTGTATTTGACAATTCTCAAGATATGGCACTAAACCTTGGTTTCTCAGGATTCCGTAGAGGTTCTTACGATTTCTATAAAACTGACTGGAAATATCTAAACGATGCTACAACTCGTGGATTAGTTGCGGATGTTGAAGGTGTACTAGTTCCTGCTGGTACTTCTACAGTTTACGATCAGCAACTCGGAAAGAACATCTCTCGACCATTCCTACACATCCGCTACAGAGCTTCTGAAGCTGACGACCGTAGAATG